AGAAGTAAGATATATTCTCAAGGGAAAAGGATAGTATGTACAAATAATTTTGAGGGCATACCAGAGAGATATGGGATGGCCGTGTGTGGAAACCCCTCTCCATTGGATTTTGGTTTTATGGATGAAAAAATATTAAATAAATTCACAATTGGAGTGGAAAATCAATCAAGAGAAATTTCAAGTTCGATTTCAAATATATTAAATAAAGGGGAATAAAATGGAAATAGAAATAATAACATCTTCTGGTAAGAAAATTGCAAAAAATGCTTGGACTTTATCTAGGCATGAAGACGGAGCAACAATTGAATCTATTTCAAAAATAGATGCCCCTGTAAACGATTTCCCATCGGTAGTGTTGCACATAAACTCTACGATAATTGAGAGAGAGGTTTTCTCTTCAATGAGGGACCATGTAATATGGGCAAGGACTAGCCGTGTTGATGAGATAAGGAATTTTGAAGTTGATAAAATATTCTCAATCCACAGTGAAACGCATGAATATCTAAGAAAGACAATGAGAGGCATGGATCGTCAAGACGAATACCGAATGCTCTTGCCATTGGTGGCATTAACTAACTATACGATAAGGATAAGCTATAGGTCTCTCGTTAAGGTTAAAGACTATTTTGGCTCTCTTTCAGGAAATACTGGACATATTAGTGCAGAACTTTTTAGAAAAGCAGAAATGGAATTAACAACTGTCCTCAGTAAACTTGATTTCGGGGAAGTAAAATATAAGGAGATAAATATATTCCCAGGAATACTTAACACTGGAACAGGAATGATTGGAGATGTATTTACATTTACAATGGCAGTTCCTTTTGCTCTTCGTGCTCAAATTGTGAGAGCAAGGCTATTGTCTGTTACAGATAATATGATTAATTCTTTAATTACAGAACTACCGTATGCAACGCAAGGGACAATAATGACAGTCCAAGTTTCAGGGACAAGAGAAACCTGGAAAACTTTACTTTCAAAAAGGAGCTGTTGGCTTGCACAGGCAGATCTGTGGGCAAGCATTGTAAGAAAAGTTTCTGATGCATATGGATTTCATGAAGACATACTTCCATGTTCGGATGGGACTTGCCCGTATGCTTCTGACGCTGAACTACGGTTAACAGATAAAGATCCTGGAGCACCTTGTCCAGTTTTCTGCATAGATGAGGAGAGTCAAATTGTTAAGTCAGAAGCAATTAAATTTGTCCCTCAGATGAGAGAGCAGGTTTTATATGAAAATCGCTCTCGGTTTTGGGAAGAAAAAATAAAAATAATAGAGGAAGTCTCATGATAGGAAAAGTATACATAGCAGCACCATTTTTCAATCCACAGCAATTAGAGATGGTAACTGAAATTGAATTCCTGCTTGAAAATTTTGACATAGATTATTTCTCTCCCCGCAAGCATGGTGTTATAAAAGAAATGGATGAAGAGGGGAAAAATCTCCACATGGGAGCAATATATTCTCGAAATATACTTGAGCTTAGAAACTGTGACCTTATGATTGCAATAATAGACGACTATGATTCTGGCACCATGTTTGAGATAGGATACTTCACTTCACAGTCTGACAATTCACCTTTTATTGAAAGCAATACAATAACGTTCACAGGGAAAGATCATGGTCTAAATGTAATGCTTGGAAAATCTGTTGACTGCCATATAAAATCTATGGAGAATCTCGATCTCCTACTTTCACGCCTTATTGTGAGTAGACTTAATGATGAGGCATTGAAATTCTATAACTCTGCACCGGAGATTACAACGTGAAACTTTACAAAAAAGATGCAAAAGGTGCTACCCGTGTGTGGGAGATATACCAGACTGGCGATGACGAATTCCAGTGGGAACATGGTACTCTGAATGGGGAGATGCAATTTGAGTGTAAGCAAATTGAGGCAAAAGCTGGAAGAACAGATCAAGAACAGATTGATTTAGAAATGAATTCTAAAATAGAAAAGAGAAAGGACTCTGGATATGTAGAAGATATTGATAAAATTTCATCTGTTTTGAAAAACCAATTAGGCTTTGAAAAACAAATGAAAGCCAAGCTACTCAAGGACGGTGACGTGCCTAATATTGTGTATGGTGGGTACAGCCATATGCAGCGCAAATTAAACGGCCACAGGTGCACAGTGGTGCGTCAGAATGGCACTGTTATGGCATATAGCACAGGCGGCAAGCTAATCCTTAGTATAGAGCACATATTAAGTTCAATCAATATTTCAGAGGGCCAGAAAATAGATGGTGAGCTATACATTCATGGACTCTCTTTGCAGAAGATTTCCAGTATGGTTCGCAAACAAAAGGAACAGTCACCAGATTTAATATTCATGATGTTTGATCAAATACTTGATCTCCCGTTTATAGATAGATTTAATTCTATCCCAAACGGGAGATCTAACTGTTGTATTCTTTGTGAAACGATACAGGTAAAAGATTTTGATCATGTAAAAAGACTGTTCATACAATTCCGTCGTGAGAAATATGAAGGTGGAATTTTACGCCACGGAAAGCTAGGATATAAATTTGGGAAAAATGCAAACAGGATGTATAAGATTAAAAAACTAGATGGAGAAGGATACTATGACGAAGAGTTTGAAGTAATTAGAATTTTATCTTCAGTTGAAGGATGGGCAAGGCTTGTTTGTCTCACTGGGAAAGGAGCTCAATTCAAAGTTAGTTGTCATGGAAATCATTATGAAAAAAGAGAAGTTCTTGAAAATAAAGAAAACTATATAGGTAAATTTGTAAAAATTGAATTTCCGGAGTATACTGATGCTGGTATACCATCACAACCTGTAGCAATAATGTGGAGAAATAAAGATGAAGAATAAAATTGGACTATTAATTGTATTGATTTTTTCAACCGGAATGTCTTTTGCAAATGTAAATGAAAAAATGAGCGAGCATGAGAAGCAAAATATTTCTGACATCCGTGTGGTGGCGGAGTTCTCAGCTATCTCTGGAACTGTACATTCACTTGGAATGTCCTGCATGAGAACTTTGTATTCTGGGTCGCAGCATGCAGCAGTATGCACAGATTTTACAACCATGTACTTGCGACTTGTAGAGCTAAGAAAAACCATGGAAGAAATGGGGGAGGAAAGACTTACAATGGCAGTATTCTCAGACGTTAGATATGTAGGTGGGATAAGTTACTGGCGTCCTATTGTCAGTGTCGCAAAGAATATTGTAAATAAAATCCAAAGTAATAATGCTATAAAATTAGAAAAATAATCACTCTGCATCACGGACTCTTTGCATCCTTGCATTTATGTCCCCCATTTCTATTAGATTACCTAGGCACCATTTTGCTATCGCTTCACATTTTACCTTCCCCGTTTTATCAGGGGCTGGTAATTCTGTAAATAATACCGGCCTTGTTACCTCTTTGCTCCGCATCTGACTTCGCGGTGTGAATAAGCTGCATGAACTCGTCAGACATATAGCCATTAGAATCAACAATAGGTTTCTCAAGATTTTCAATTTTACTCTCCAGTTCTAATTTCTTTTCTTTTGTTTCATGACTTATTTTTTGGACAACCTCTGAATCAATTGAAAGCACTTTTATCTCTGCTTTCAATTGCTGCTTTCTCTGGAATTCATTTCCGAAATAAAATGCAGTAGAAGACATTATCACAAGCAAGATAAAATATATTAATATTCTAAGTCCAATTCCGACTTCAATCTTTGCCATTATTTTTACCCCCTATATGCTCGGCACCATTTGCCAATCCAAATGCCGTGGCGAGTGCTATCAATACATTTGAAAGGTCGGACCCATCAAGTGAATATGCAGCGACAAGTAATAGCATTGAGAAGAATATTAATTTTCTTTTACCTTTCACTATTCTAGTATCTCCATTGAAAACCATGCCTCTTGTGCAAGAATGTTTATTTGGGTTCCAGAATTTTGAAAAAACTCTACTTCAAAATAGTCTCCTGGTGTGGCAATAATTGGTGCACTGAAATTCTGAATAACCTGATCGCTTGACCCTGAGGATCCAACTTCATTTTTTGTACCAAATCCTGCGCCGTTGAAAATGTTATTTTTCCTAAACACAATTTCTCTATCTCCCTGTGCATTTGGTGACATCCTTATGCTGGTCATTAATTTTATAAATTTTGCACCTAATGGCACAATTAATCTTTCATCAAAGCTTATGTCAGTGGTTCCAGGATAAGAGTGTATAATATTACCGAAATTTATTTTTGTAAGGACATTATTATCTACTAGCTGTGAGCTTGCATTCTCTGTTAGGGCTCCAGTGAAAGAAGTCCTAACCATCCTCCACTCCCCAGTCGTATTCCCTACAGGATTTTTATTAACACTTGCTGCAAGTGCTTTATACAGCTCACCATCTGAACCCTTCGCAATTGAGCCAGTGACATATATGGTTACTGCATCCCACACGGGAATACCCTCTATATTTGAGTGCTGCATAAAATGGTCGGCTCTATTCTGCCACCAATTGAATGTCTGGAATGGTGGCTTTTCTGCGACCCATCCTTGATCTTTTTTAGTGTCATTCGGTTCTACAGCTGTTCCAAAATCTGCCCAAGCTTTTGACATGTCTGGTTTATTTGACATTACGCATCCTCTTTTATGAATGATGATTGAAGTATATTAACTGTTTTAGACAGGTCACTGGAAGAAGCCATTATTGTCAAGATGTCTCCATCCACAACAGAGATTATCAGTGTGCAATTAAAGGCAACTGTATCTAGAGAATTAGCTGTAGTGAAAAGTTTATTTGTCAATATATCTGTTAATACTCCTGCTCTGTCTTTTCTTAAATAAAGGCTAATATTGTTGTCTGCATTTGAGGGATCTGTAATGAACATATGCATGAAAATTGTAATTTTTACTAATCCAGTCGTATTTCCAATTATTGTTATTTCTCCTAGGCCCTTGTCTATTGCGGGACTAGGGTCTGGCAACTGGCCAACATATCCTATTATTGGAGAAAGTATGTCTCCAGCTCCAAGTAGTATTCCTTGGCCTGCTGAGCCATATGTTACTTCCCTGCTAGAAGAAACAGCTCTAAAAGTTTGGACATCTATTTGCCGAGACTCCCCTGCATCAGGGTCAGAGATTGCAAGAATATCATTGTCTTTTATTGAAATTGCTACTGGTAGGTCTGTAAATTTTGGCACTATTCTATCTCCAATTGTAGATTATCTTCTGTAAACATTATTAAACCATTTTCAAATAACAGAGTATTAGGAGGAGAGGTATATAAATATGAGATTCTCACTCCCGCTGGTCTAGGAATTATATCAAGGTCTGCTATAAATGCTTGATCAGAGCCGCCTAGTGCTGCACCTATCTCTATTTCAAATGAGGCATTCGTACCCTCGTTTATCTTAATACTTATATTTTCCCCGCCAACAAACATTAGACTTAGGATTGCACTTGTTATTGACAGCACTTCATCAGGAGTTATGTTGGAAGAGTTTTTTGAAATCTTTGCAAGCAATAGCGCACGGTATTCATTATCATCAAGTTTCCGTGATGTTACCGGATTCTCACTAACTGAAACAAATCTTCCCCCAAACAATATGTCGCTTAAGTCTCCAAAGGGCTGGGCTGTCGCATCCTCAAGAAAACCAAAAAATATATTATCTATAAAGTCTACTACAACTCTGTCTATTCCAATGATCCTGCCTAAAATGTCTAATTGTTTCCCCGTGGCGACCAGCAAATATCTATTTATTTTTACATTTTCTATTTCATCTGCAAGCAAATCCATTTCTGAGGCCATTGCCTGCATAAACGAAATAAATATAGGGCTTGCCCTATACTGTCCAATTATTATTTCTGGGATAAGGTCTTTAAATTTAGTTCCCATTACGTTACAACCACTGTTATTCTTGACAAGTCAAATACAGCAAGGCCATCAAAAGCTATTGCAATATCATTTGCATCATAAGTTATATTATCAATACTCATTGTCAGAGAATTTATTGTTATATCTGTATATGTAAGATTAAAAGGCATATACATTCTTGAATTTATAACGTCATCACTAACTTCTATTGATATCCCAGAAACTAGCAATCCATTTACAAAATCTATTATCGCCTGAGATAGGACTGTACTGGCATCATCTGGTATTTTTCCAGAGAAGCTTATGTCTGCATTTATATATATGGTTGTTTGTGTTGGCCTTGAAAATGACATTGAATGAGTATTCCCGAATATGTCATTTGCCAAGGCAGTCACGCTTCCAAAGGGTTCTATTCCAGCCGGTTTCTTTTCCCATATTGCCTGAGCAACTGCAATGTCTGATCCGCCTAGGACAACTACTTCAAAAGAATGTGGAGACAATCCGTTTGCATCTATTACATCTGTAAAATTTTCAACTGCCCCTGCATAAGAGACTCCTGCAATCCCCTGTACTGAAGAAATTATAGACTCTAAAGAGCTTAGACCAGAAAGGGAAAGTGATCGTGATCTCCTTGCCCTTAGCTCTGAATCAGTTTCTGAAAGCCGACCAAGATTTGCATCTGTATTATTTATTACAGTGCTCCATCCATTTAGAGGAGTGTCAATTATTGTTAGCGTTCCTGCTACTGCATCTAGTTCTCCATTTATTCTTGCAGATGCGAAAACACTTGCAGTTCCAGTTGCAAATCCAACTCCTATCTCAACAGCCGTGTCTGTGAGAAATTCTGAACTGCTTACATTATGTCTTACGATTGACCCTGCCGGTATAACTGTATTATCTATTCCAGTTATGTCTAAAAAAGCTGTAGAAGGTTTTGGTGCAAGACGAGAAATTCCTGTTAAAAATGCAAGGTCATCTAAATTTTGCCCTGTAACAGAAATTGGATTAAAAGCATTATATGCAGCAGATAGCTGTTCCCACTGTTCCGCTATAATCTCTGAAAATACGCTTATTATTGTCCCCTCAACGGAGTCCGGAAGAAGTGTTGCATCCGAACCCAATGCACTCCTTGCAGAAGCTTCCATGTCAGATTTTATATCTGGAAGCCTTTTCATTTTGAAGCCGTTGTCTGTCATCCCAAAGTCTGAACTCATAGTATTACCTGAATGTCGTCTATTAAATATTCTTCAGTAGCTTTAACTGAAAACGTAACTAAAAAATTCCTTTCGTTACCGCCTGAGTATTGCAAGAAAAACTTAGTTATACTCTCTACACCATTTGTATCTAAAATATATTGTTTTATTATACTCTCTATCTCAGACAGTCCTAGCCTTTTTGTTTGGAAAACCAAGAAAAACGGAAACCCATATTTATTGTCTAACCGTGCTTCGCCGAGGTTTATTTTTAACCTTGTTTTTAAGTCTTGAGCCAGCTTTTCACCGTCACTAATTATTTGTATCTGACCGTCTTTAAATATTATGTCATGCGTTGCTAGATCTAATTTTATTCCTACTGGCATCTTAAGTTCCTGGAGTTGGAGAAGATGGAGGCCCTACTGCGGCAGTTGGGTGCATATGAGTTGAAAGAGAGACCATTGCAGGTGTTCCAGAATTTGCGGTAACTTCCCCCGTTGAATCCAAGTCCCCCTCTATTTTAACGTCCCCTTTTATTTCAATTCCACTGCTCGGTATCTGCACCCTTTTCCCTTTACTTATGCTAATTGGAATAAAAACTGCATCAGAATATTCATGTTTTCTTAATTGTGTTGGCCTAGAAATATTTCCATTTTCAACAAAAGATGAGATATCCCTTTCCATAAATAAAACTATTCCTTCATCCCCTTTTGAAATTGAATGCGCAATAGATAAAGATGCATTCCCCAAAAACATAACCGGAACATCTGGAAGAACAGGAAGAGTAAAATTAGTCCCATCTTTATTTACCCTATTAATTGGTATTGTAATATCAACAGTCGTGCTACCAACTGCATCTACGATTCCAACTGTAGAAGTATGGACGTCTAAAAGTCTTGCTTCCATTGCAATTTTTATTAGCCCTTCTATAGTTGCTATTTCACCCATTTACTCTTATCCCTTCTATTTCTGTAAACCATGTATTATTATGAGTATCACCCGTGTGGATGACAGAAAGTGCAGACTGCAGTCCTCTTCCTTGTATTACTGCTTGTGATGTTTCTAGCCTACCCTGTGAAAATACTAATCCAACTGAAGAGACTATATATCTATCATTTGGTCTTACCGATGGCTCTAAAAGCATTTTTATATCTATACCTTTTTGAGTTAGAACTGGTGTTTCCAGCAGACCTGTTGATGCATCTATTTTCAGGATTTCTTTATTACTATTTGCGGAGTCATTGTCATATATGTATAAATCAAAATTAAATATATACCAATAAAAATTATATGTATCTGCTAGAGAATCCATTATCAAGCTAAACTTCTTAGAATAAGAAACAGAACCTTTTAAATTATTTTCCTTTACAGAGATCTCTGCTATTGAGATATCAGCCTCAAATGCAATATCAGAAAGTAAGCTAACAAGACTTGTTTGCTGTCTATATGAAACATTTACAACTGGTTCAGAGGCTGTGTTTAAGTCACTTGCGAATACAGTTGTTATTGTATCTACACCCTCCTTGACAACCTGTATATTTCTTATTGAGCCTGTAAATAAAGTTGAAATATTTCTATGATAGCCTGCTTCAACAAGAACCTTGTCACCTTCCTTAAAAATTGATTCCGACTCCCCCTCTTTCTTAAGAATTAAATTATATATCTCAAGTTTTAAATTAGAATATGAATCTCCAATTACTCTTTCAACACGGAATCTCATTCTTAATTTCTCTATTGATTTTTCATCATTAAAAGAAACTTTGATTTTCCTGTCAAATTTTATTTCAGATACCATTAGGTGTCTGCTCTATCCACTGGTCTCTTGAAAATCCGCCTTGAAGTACAATTTCATTGTAAGTTTGCAAGTCCATGTATGCAAGCTGCAAAGAGCTTGCAAAGTTAGATAAGGACCCTTCTAAGCGCGGCTGAGGCATGCTCACAAGCACCAATGCCTGTAACCCTAACCTGCCAGCCAGTGCGAGCAGGTCTACCCCTACATTAACAGCAAGCCCCACGGCCACTCTTTTAAGTCTTTTGTTCTCAACATCCATTTTATATCTATCTTCCGATCTTGAGTAATAAAGATCTATTCTTATTGCGTCTCCATCTAGAACTGTTTCAAAAAAAGAAGATCCGCTAGGTATTGAAATAAATTCTATCATCCTAGGCTCCCAGAAACATTTGAGATATCAGAAGTGCTTGCTGGAGTTGCACCATTAAAACCAGAGTTAGACTGATTTGAAAATGCAGCTGAATTCTCTTCACCGTCTATGCTGTCTGCATCTATTGCCTGCCTTGCTGTTTCAACTATTAGCGCTTGAACAAAGCTAGCTGAAAAGTGTATTCCGTTTGATGTTGCCTTATCTGCACTAACAGAAATAGACTCAAAAATAAGATTATCATATCTTTTTAAACCTGTGCTCACCGTTATCAATTCTTTATTTTTCATTAGCTTTATAAGTTCATCATATGCTTGACGGGACCGAGTAGAAGACGATGACTCTGATTGCCCAAAAACTCCCGTGGCTGCATCAACGACACTACCCGCAAGTTCTGAGAATGCAGCTGCACCCAATGGAGTGTCCGTTATTATTCCAGTCATCGAATATCTTAGTGGTTCTTCAATGACATGGTCTGCCACAATAAATCCGCTTTCAACAGGATTGGTTGTCACCCTCATAGATAGCGAAGTATTTTCAGTTATCACACCATCAACTTTTATTCCGCCTATATTTCTTTTAATTGTTATTAATAGATTTTCAAGTGCCATTAGTTCACAACCGAAGTGCTAAGTGTTTTCTGGGCCTTTGAAAGGTTTTCACCATTTATTCTTCTTATCATTTCATCTAGCACATTTGGATTATCAGTGTTAACTTGGACATTTATATTTTGAGTTACATTTGAAGAAGAATTATTCGTATTTCCTCCTCCGAAAAATCCAAACTCTTGTTTTAAAAATCCCTCTGCAATGCCAGTTAACCCACTAAATTCATTGTCTGGACTCTGGAATGAGCTGTTAGAGATGGGAGAAATTATTGATTTTAAAAGATTTGATAATTTTTCCATATTTACAACTAAAAATCCAATTGAGGTTCCAATCGCTTCCCCAAGTTTAAAAAATGCAGAAGAGGCTTGACCTGCGAAGTCAATTATTTGTGGCATACTTTCATTTAAAGATTCTATTGCAGGGATTAATTTTTCAAATAATGGTGTTCCAAATTTTACAACGGAGTCGCTAAATGTTTGTTGCAAGTCTTTTAATAATTTATCAAATCTTTCTATAGACTCTATATCTGCTTGAGATGGAATATTATCTCTTATTTTCTGTGCGGTTAGTCCAGAGAATAAATTTCTACCAGCCGAATCTAGACCCAATAGACTAGAAGTTGCATCTTTAGAATCTTCGTCCAGAGCTTGAAAACCTGTAGCAAGTCTTAATAAAACTGAATCTGGAGACAGGCTTTGAAATTCATCCAGTGTTATTCCCATTGTTGACAATACTCTCAGGAAATTCTCTGAAGGTGCAATCCCAGCTTTAAGGGCATTTTGTATTCCATTGAATTGCTCTATAAATCTACCGGCAACACCCCTATCCCCAGTTAATTCTTCAGACGTTCTCGTAAATGCAGCAATACTTTCACGAGAAACATCCATTGATTTGCCAAATCTTTGCTGAGCTAATGCATTATTAGATAATTTAGAAAAAAGTAATGCAAAAGAAGTTGCTAACCCAATAGTCGCAAGTGAGGCAGATTTCAGGATTCTTGTTGTTCCCGTGGCTAAAGAATTAAACTTTTCCATATTTTTTTCTTCATACTCATAACCAAGTTTTATCATAAGGTTATCTATTACTGGCATTATCTTTTCTCACTTTTAAAATTAAGTCTAGTGCTTCGTGCATGTCCGCTAAGTCATTTATACTATATGTCCCATCTTGCAATTCTTTTATCTTGCATAAAAATGGTTCACTTATTACTGGCCTCCATAAATAAAGGTTTAGGTTTGGCGCATTTTTAGAATAGTCTTTACCGGAGTCTCCAGCTATAGAGTAGACAGCGCGTCTTCTAAAAAACTCCCGTACTCCTCTTTTAGAATCCAGAATAAGGCTTTATACATTTCACTAAGATTTCCGCCATAGTGTTTGTCAATGTCTATTCTTTCTCCTGATACAAATGCTGGCTCAAAAATTTCTTTTATAATTGAAAGAATTTCATCTGGTCTATTTTCTTTAAATACAATTGAAATGGCCGATAAAAAATACTCCAGCTGTTCTTTATCATTCTTCCCCATTCCTGCCGCAATGTCTTTTGCAGAGGCACTGATAAATCCTGCTATTTTGAATTTTAATAGCAGAGATTTTGTTGCCGATAATTGGGTGTAAGTATATTCTCTGCCATTAATAGTGGATAAAACAGTTTCACATGTCATGATGCAGGGGCTCCAATTGGTTGTGAATCTGTACCTAGATTTATCATGTCAAGTCTTTCAACAACGACTGTCCATTCATTTATTCCAAGCTCTTTTCCAAACTGCATTGATGCAGGCCTCAAGACATATCCTTGTGTTCCTGAAATTAGCTCTCCACCTTCTGTATTCTTAACTTGAACAAAAACTGGTAAAAATGCACCATTTTCCTGGGCAGTAACTAGTCCAGTCATTAGCAGATTAGAAGAACTGTTCTGTTTTAATTTGAACTTAACTGTGCCGCTGCGATCATTGCTAACATTGAAAGTCATTTCCCCCTGAACCCCAATGCTATGGGAACCAGAGTCTTCTAATCTTTCACATAAAATAACATCATCACCTTCCGGCCACCCCGTTATCTCAGAACCTTGCACTAGCATTATTACATTATTAAAAGAAAAAGCTTTCATGTTATCTCTCCACCGTGCCGTTGATCTGAATAAAGTGCAGAGCGCCTGCAAGCAGTGCAGTAAATGTAACGGCTGGCGCTATACGTGCAGCCTTGTCTGAGGCCGAAACATCTGCTACTTTTTGCACAATTACTTTATATCCTGTCCCTAGGAACTCTCCAATACTTGTTTCTCCTGGCGCAAGCATGCCATTACTTACCCCTGCATCCAGAGCACGGACTACCTGCTGCTCAATTGTTGCCGTGCCCTTGTCGGTGTATGGAACTTTTGTTGTACGAGTCACTAGGAACCCGAAAACATTTGATTGTATTTCACCTGTTAACCAGTCAACAGAATGTCTTTCATCGAAGAATAATTGCGAAGACATGTACCCCTCCATGAACATATTTGCTCCGCCTACATTCGCAAAAACATTACATCGTTTTTCATCTAAGCTAGCTTTATCCCCAGTGTCAATGTCTTCAGTTGAGATTCCTGCAAGGGATTTAAATTTAAGAGTTATAACAGAATCCGGTGCATTGAAGTTTGTTGTCAATGCTTTACCTAGTGCTGCTGAATCAGCATATTCCCCAGCATTACTAGAAAATATACACATTGTCCTTGTGTAGTTAGAATTGAAAAGTGCATAGGCATTGTTTGCTACATCTCCTAAGGTGAGTGTAAGCAAATTTTCTGTAACTGTTGAGAAAACTTTTGTTCTTGCTTCTGTCCATGCTGCTACATCTAGCTGAACTTGAGTGTCCCTTGTCGCTGCTAAAAGCAAAACACCATACCAGTTTGGGCTTGCAAGTTCCGCTGCTGATAGTGCATCAACTTCCGATTCACCACCAACTGAGTCCTGACTTATTGTTGAAAATGTAACAGGACTTGGAGACTGTGAAAAGTATGCAAGTGCAGACTTATATGTTTCAGAGGTTGTCGCCCAGTCAACTGCAATTTCCGATATTGAGCCGTAGAATCTAATCCTTGGAACTTGGATTGCCCCTAATAAATCAAGTTCATCCGTCACTAATCCAGGCGTACCGAAACCCTGCTTAGGTGGTGCAGCTGGTGAAATCGTGACGCTTACATTTACTACAGTTGAAATTGGTAATCCCATTTTGTTCTCCTATTATATGTTTA